GCCGCCCGTCCTGAACAACTGCTCCAGCTGCTCCTTGACGAAACGGATTTTTCCTTCGGCGATTGCCGGAAGATCTTGTTCGCTCTTCATAAGGGCCGCAGCGGCTTCTCCAAAGGAGAGTCGAGCCACGATCCCGAGAGCGGATTCGAGAAGGGAGGTGGCGCAGTTCAGCGCCTCCACGTCTGCAACGTCATCGGCTTCACCAGCCACGACCTCGATCTGTTCACGTTGTGTGATCCCTGCGAGAGCTTTGTCGCATTGGGCCAGGACTAGCGCCACCTCTGCCATGGAAGCGGAATCGTTGGCCTCCCACCCCGCCGATCCCGGTACGTCGACGTCGCTGGTATCTCCTGAACCGCCGGAGTTAGCGGCCCCGCCTGCGGGGCTACCACCGCCCACCGAAGTCCCACCAATGTCCGGGTCTTCGGAGATATCGTATGCGCCGACCGAAGCGAAATCGGGCATTCCCTCTTTCTTGGCCGGACCGGATGTTCCCCAACTGGCCGGGATCAGGTTGGTCGCATTGAGCGCCCGTGCCCGCTTGATGATGTGACGTCGGATGGCGTCGTGGGAATTGTTCTTACCGAGGCCCACCGCTCGAATGGCCTTTTTGAGGTACTGCACATTCGGGATCGGGTAGGAACCATCGGCCATGGCCACCCCGTCAGCGGCCATTTTTTTCCGTTCATCGGCAGTGAAATCACCCTTGGCCCAAATCTCCAGACCGTAGTACTCCTTGACCCATTCTTCGGGGTTCTCACCTAGTGCTTCGATGACCGAGGCAGCGGCCTCTTTGGTCATTACGCCACCCCCACCGCATAGGGCGCACTTATCCCCGCCCATATCGGTCCCGAGGGCGGAGCAAAGCGGGCATTCGGCCCCGGTTCCCATCGCCTTTTCGAGCTTGGCCTCCTGGCGGGCAGCGGCGATGGTTGCGGCTTGCGCCTCATCCGCTCCCTTCATCATGATGAACTTTGCCCCGTTGGCCGCTTTCCGAACAGCCGACACCCGGTCTGCCACAATGTCGAATACTTCGGTCAGATCCTCTTCCACGATGGTCATCAAGCACCTCTCAATTGAGCCAAGCGATCGGGGCTTGGACGACGACGATTGACGTGGCCTTCGGGTGAGAACCCGGTGATCAGGCCCGCCTTAATAAGCGGCCAAGTTGCAAGGTCCCAGATCACCCCCAACAACCAGTCGCCCGACTTGATCATCTCTTCCCCGGTGTCCCAATCGGGTCCCCGGTAGATGTACGACTCCACGACCGTTCCATGACCCTCGGTCCCGGCCTTATGGAACAAGCCGACGCCTTGACTGGTCATCATGTAGTCCCAGGCGCACTTCTCCAACTCGTGAGCCGAAGCGAAATCCCGGTAACCATCCTTCGCTAACTTCCTATCCGCCCTATCGGCGGGATAGGCGAGGCCCAGGGTGAAGCGATCCTCGTCGATCGACTTGAACCACTCGGACTTAATCAATGGGGCATCCGACCGAGCGGGCATGCTGGTTCGAGTGGCCCACGGAACTAGGACAGGACAGATACTCGAGGCTGCCTCAGCGTTGTCCTGATTGTTGTCGACAAAAAGCCCGCACCCGGTCTGTTCGAGGTATCGAGCCTTGTTCTGCGGATGGGGTGGCGGAAGCACGATCAACCGGTCGTAGGTGTCGTCATGCCCGAGGACGTGAAGATACTTCTGCTTCCTGGCTACCTCAGCTTTGAGTCCACCTTTGGTGGTGGCCATGGATCCAGATACGACGTGGACGGTGTGGCCTGCCGCCCGGAGAGATTGCATAACTGCCCGCATCTCGTTGGGGTTGGAGTCAATCGTGCCGTCCAGGTCGAAAGCGGCGAGCATCTACTTGGGAACGATCAATCCCGAGGGAAATCGGTCAGTGCTCGAACGTCCGCCCATCGCTGCTCGCTCGTCCGGGGACGGAGGAACGATCAAACCAGTGGCCCTGACCCGGTTACGGGCCTCATGGTCGACCTGTTCCGGGCTTTTGCCCGCATTCAGCACCTGTTCCACGCTGATCTCCGGGGGGGCATTTTGCGGAGCCATGTGGGGCTTGATCTTCCCGAGAGTCTGACGCTTGGCTTTGGAACCACGGTGACCCATGGCTCGTTCCATTTGTCTGCGCTGCGCTCTGTTCATCAGACGTACCTCATGAATCCCGTGATTGTGCCAGAACCGGTGATGGTGACGACGACGCCGCCGTAGAACGGCTCGAAGGCCCCGACCGGGTAGATGACGTCGACCGAGGTGCCCGAGGGGATTTCGACGGAGGCGAGGACGGTCGGGGCATTGCCGCCTGTACTGCCGACCGAGGTGAAGACGACGGTAGCCGCTGCGGAACCCGAGGTTTCACGGATTTGATATCCCGAAAAACGCCCGTGATGTCCAGATCGGACTTCTCCTGTTGAAGTGGGGAGGGCGACGCTTTGCATTTCGGTCCTTTCGCTTCCTGTTTGGATCGGCCCATCTGCCAGCGTTGCTTGCCGTGTTTGGGCGAGTGGTGTCCGCTCTTCCGTTTGGTCCGGGGTGTGTTCCCCCCGTATCGACTCATCGGACTGTGAATGCTGGCGATGGTGTGCACCTACATTCAGGGTGGGCCGGGGGCGGAACGGTGCCCATCGGTCGAGGATTCATATCAGCCTCCTCTTGACAAACTGAACAAGCCCCTGGGGCCTCTAACCAGTTCCATGCCGTCTTTCCTGCGGCCTGCAACCGGTCGACAATGGCAATTGACATTGCCCGGTTAACTTCGGTACGAGCGATCATCTGCGCTCGCCGTGAATCATGCAGAATCTTCTCCAACGCCTGGGTTAGCTGTGAAACGGACGTCCCATGACGAACCTGATCAGCGAGAGCCGTTGCGATCCGTGACCTGGTGGTGCTGGTGATGCTCTTGATTTGCACCCGTTGGGTATCTTGTAGATTCTGCATGCCGTCGCCGTCGAGAGCGTCAGCAACCGAGGTATCGCCCGGTTGCCAATTGTCCCAATCGTATCCCGTGATACTAATGGGCGTGGGATTCTCTCTGGCTAAGGCGTCCGCCACGATTTGCGCCACCCCTCCCGTCTGAGGTGCCTGGTCCTTGTCGGGGGCGGGTGGCGCAAGCATGTCGGTTCCGGTCTTTGCCCCGGCTCCGTACGCTGCTCGATGGATTTTGTCCATCACATCCGTCAACTTGGCTGGATTGGTTTGCAATCCCGCTGCTGTCGTTTTTGCATTGATTCCGGCCACGGTGTCTGCTGGGGTGTTGGGACTGGAAGCGTCTCCCTGGCCAAATGTCCATTGTTTAGCGATCCGTGAGGCGTCCAGGCCCTCACTTATCGCTTCCTGAACCAGAGGAGTGAAGTGTGTTACGAGGTCTTCCTCTCGTTCACCGCCAGGGCCGGGTCTACCGGCCTGGACTTTTCCCAAGGGTTCAACTCCAAACGCTTGCTCGACGCTCTGCACGTCTTCCGCTTTCTCCAAGCGGTGCCAGATGTAATCGACCAGTTCGCCCGGTAGCTCCGGGTCAGTGAATCGACGAGGCTTCTTCCCTTGACGAATCCGATTCTTGCTGTTGGTCCGCCACTGACGGAGAACGGCAGCGGTGTCCGCAATGTCGATGACTTCGAAGGTCTCCTTCTTCATCTTCGACGAGCGACCACGGGGAGCGTCGGTGTCGTCAGCCACATCCTCAATGTCGTCCCCGCTGCCAACGTTCTGCACGTCCTTGTCGGCTGCCTCTTCGGCAGGACCACCAGCGGGAAGCTCAGGGATGTTCTGCCGCTTCATCGGATCGGGATCCGAGTCCATCGGGTTCGTGGCGTCCTTCAACTGCTGACGAGTAGTGTTCTGAGTTTCCTCGTCGGCATCGGGATCGGGGACCTGGTTGCCGGGCACAACGAACTTCGTTGGAACCACGGTTCCGGGGTCGGGTGCCCCGGTGAGTTGATCGACCTGTCCACCGGTCGAGATGATGTACTCCAGAGGGATCGGGCCTAGGCGTTCCGACATTACGAATCGAGGGATCCGTTCAGTGGGATTGATATCAAGACCTAGTACGTCTCTTCGTACTTCGTCGGAGGATTCCGCTCCCATGAAGACGTAAAGCTGGTGAGCCTGCGCCTCCATAAGGCGGTCTTCCCGCTCACGACCCGTGTCGAACGTCACGTGAACACGGAGGCCCAGATCCTTCTGGAGAACGTAGTTCAGAACTGTCTCCGCACCGATGGATTTCGGCATGGTGGAGATGCGGAACTGAACGTCAGTCTGCGTATCGCCCGTAGACCGGTTTACATCTTCGGTGAAGCCTAGATCCTGGGGGACCAAGCCGAAAGCGGCCACCGTCCGTCGCATCAAGTACGTCGGGAAGGTGGGATCGAACAGCTTGGGCTTTGTTTCGGTGAACTTTGATCCCGCAGGCACCCACCGAAGTTTTGTCATTTGCGACTGGTCGCCTTGCAACCACGCATCCCATGTTTCCTGCCATTCAGCGATCTGATCGCTGGAGGACTGGTCAGGCGGGGCTTCCATGAAACCCTCGGGGATCGTTCCTTCGGTGAATACCTGCAGAAAGTGCCACTGGAAGCGGAGGTCGGTGTTGGCGGTAAGGAGGACCGCCTCGATCGGTGCCAGACCGTAAACGTCCTCTGGCATCGGGTTGAAACGGGTGTAGATCATATCGTCCCGAGTGATCCAATCCCAGGGGAGGCCCTGGACGAACTGGAGGTACGCAGGACCGGGAGCGGCGGGTTTGCGACCGTAGTAGTCGATCAACGGAGCGATAGAAGTCGTATCGACGACTTCCAGACCAATGACCTTGCCCGAGTTGTCTCTTCTCTTGTACAGACAGCCGCCATCGTATCGGAGAACGTCCTGCATCCACAGGTGAAGCCATTCGTGCCACGAATGTTCTCCATCGGGATAGGCCAGGAAGTCCCGAGCGATCTGAATCTCTTCGGTGACGTCATCCCGCACACCTTTGAGCGGCGAGAAGAGCAACGGCATGGACCGGAGGTCGTCGATGATGTGGCGGATGCAGATTTGGGCGACATCATACTTCGAGATGAGGTTCCGGATTGTTTCGAAGGGCAGACGGTACTGCCGGGGACGGGTCGAGATGTTCCGACCGACCTGGTAGTTCCAGCCACGGGGCCGACCATTGTAAGCGAAATACGGATTGAGCGGGCGTCCTGGGGTGAAGGCCGCAACCGGCTCCATCCCTTGGTCGAGAAGAGCCTGCTCAACATTCTCCGGAGTCTTGGCTACCGGGCTGTCAGGGATCGTGGACGCTGCATTCCGCTGCATGGTCGAAATATCCACCGGAGCGACCGTTCCTGGAACCACACCGGGGGGGACGATCCCTCGAATACTTTTGGCGAATTCTTCCATCGCCTTAACGTGCGGTTCTTTCTCGACCTCTTCTCGGAGTGAAGGCATTTATCCTCCTAGAAGGGGCAATTGATCGATTGGATCATGGTCACGGTCGTGTTCACGTCCGCTACGAATGTGATTGCCAATTGGTAGATGTGACCAGGAGTCAAAGTGGATCCGGCGATTTGTTGGACCACTACGTCGCCCTCCACGGAAGGAGGATCCGTTAAATCGACTATGATCGGTTGATTCGTGACGTCCGTGAAAACCGTCGAAGGCGTGGAAACCGACTGTCCCTCTTCGAGAATATCCGTAGCATCCAGCCCAACGGGGAATTGCTCAGTCGAGGCAATGGACATTCCGTAAGGTTTGACCTTGTAGACGGTCGGCGGGTTCCAAAACTCGGTGGTCATCTCGCCTCCACTTCAAACGTTCTGACACGAGGCCGAGCAGCAAAGGTCCAAATCCGAGGTTGTGCGCTGAACGTCCAGATCCGAGGTCGGGCCTCGAATACAATTGGAACTGCGGGAGGCGGTGGGACGGTCCCAACATCGTAGCAAACAGTAGCTTCATTGGCTGTCCTACCCCATGTTGACCCACGGACTGAGGTGTCGACGCTGACTGTGAACTCGGACGCCACTCGGGAAACCGATTTCCCGGCTGATCCCGAATCGAAACACGTAGTGAATTCGCTGGCTGTTCGAGTTACTTCTCGGACTCCCATCCCGGAATCGAAACTGACGGTCGACTCCTGCGCCACCCTTCCCACGATAAGGCTCCGTGAATTCGTGTCCGCAGCCAAGGCAAACTCGCTGCCGGAAGCGTTACGGCTGCCTCCAGTGGAGACAGTGTCCGGACAGACGGTCAGCTCAGCGCCAATGCGGGATCCCACGAATCCACGGAGCGAGGAATCGTGACAGGCGGCGCTCTCGGAAACTGTACGATAGTCGTTAGAAACTCTCGTGGACGAATCAACACAGACGCTGTTTTCCGTACCGGCTCTGACAAACGCCAACATTCGGCTAGAAGCATCCGCACAAGCAGAAGTCTCGCTCGTTGTACGGGAGAAAGTGGTTCCGTGCGCCGAGGAATCGATACAACCTGAAAGCTCCACGCCGGTACGTTGTTGGGCCAGAACCCGAACGTTGTTGTCGATTGAGGCCACAAATTCATTGGCGACCCTACCTTGGACTAAGCCCCTGGTCGATGAGTCTGCACTTGCGGTGGTTTCGGATCCCGAGCGAGCCAGGACCGCATTTCGTGAAGCGGAGTCGGCGGCGACCGTCGCTTCCGACGCTGTTCGATGGAACACCATGTTCTGTGTAGCGGAATCAGAACAAGTGGAAGTCTCTGCCCCGGTGGCTCCTGTGCCGGGGATGAATGCTATACCGACTATCGTAACGTTTCGGGCAGTGGTCCACGACGGGACCAAACCGGGGGCGGTGTTCCCGGCCTTCATCAGGTAGCCATCGAAGAACGGCTGCCCGGCATTGACGGCGCTGTTGCCTCCGGTGAGAACAGGCGCGCTGGACGACCAACTCTCCCCGGATAGGGACCCATCGCCGCCAACTCCCACGATCATCGCCTCATTGACAGCGGCGAGAGTCATGGCCTCAATGAAGCCGTTACCATTGTTAGTAGCAGAAAGAACGCTACCTGAGTCGATGCACGCTGCCACGGTGGACAACAGACCGGAGTACAGTTCGTAGATGCTGACTGCACATTTAGTCGAGCCGGTAGCTGCGGTGAACGTGAAAGCCGTCGGGGCCGTTCCGGACGGAACCAGGTAGGCGAACATTTTCTCGCCAACACCAGTGGTGGCGGCGACAGCTCCGGTTATGGCTAGAGGAACTGAGACATTGTTACTGTCTTTGCACGACCCGGTGGTCGAATCGGCGTTGGAGTATCCAATGACAACGACGAGGTTCCCCGGCGTCGGGGTGTAACTGACCGTGCCACTGGCCGCAGCAAATGTGCCTTCCGTCCGGCCAACCAGGAGCCACGATTGAGCCATGTGTAGCTCAGGTGGTCGTGGCGGTGACGGTGAGGGTCAGCTGGTCGCCGGAAGCAGCGATAGTGGCCGTGGGGGAAATGGTGTTGTAGTACAACATCGTCGGGGTGGCACCCACTACCATCGAATCGAACACTCCATAGGAAGCGATGACTGCCGGGAGGGAGTCGGTTCCGTTGGCGGTGTAAACCGGGGTGTACGTCCACGTGTTGGCCGAAGCGGTGTGGGCGTAGGGGGCGATCTTCCGGATGAGGCCACCACCGGACGTGGCGATTTCCGAGGTCAGGCTTGAGTGAGTGTCCGGGGGAGAACCAGCAGGAGCAGTTGACGAAGTGGAAATACCAACGAACCAGGCGGGAGCGTTCCCATCCGTGATCACGAACGTGGCCGTCGAGGATGGGGTGGAACCAGCAGCACCGCCCGGAGTGGCAATGGTGTACCACTGATCGACGGTGAGAGCGGTGGAAGTATTCGAGACGATGATTCCGAACACCATCTGCGTCGCTGAAACGGAGGCGAAGACCCGGCAACCGGCCCACTGGTTCGAGGTCCAAGAGGCACCGGAATCGGTGAGGGAAGTGGAGGAAGAACCGGTGGCTTGGCCAGTGAAACCAACCTGGCCACCACCAACACCTCGGGCCACAATGTCCCGGCCATTCTGCGTGATCTGCATGGTCGCACCGAGCATTGGAACAACGCCCGGAGGACCAGCCAAGGTGTGGTAGGTGTCTTCGAACTGACCCAACTCGTCGATCCCGACCGTGGGGCATCCGTAGTAAGATGCCAGGAAATCAGCGAACTGTTGATCGTCGGAACTGATCCAGGTCGGCGCTCCCATCGAGTGGGTGGCGACGATTCCGTTTGGGTGCAGCATGGCCAGAACGGCTTCGTTCTCCTCACCGAGCCGAGTGACGTTGCCCCGCTGGGTCATGGAGTCGATCAGGTGGGACTTCAACTGGTCGGTGGTCAGGTTCCCGACGTCGTGCTTGTAGTCGTGAAGATTGGCGTAGGTGATGCAAGGAGCGTCCCGCTCCATGAGAGCAGTCTGACCGTTGAGCTGCTCAATGGGTCTGGCGTTACCGAATCGTACGAGCATCGTTTCTCCTCACGGGGGCGGGTGCCCGCATCGTAGACAGTGACGGTCACCCCCTCCGATCGGGACGGGTCCGTATGTGCATTTCTTTTTGCTCGGATCACACCGAACCACTTCTTGTTCTTCCTCTTCCTCGATTTCCGAGAACTCTTCCTCGTCGAGGCCCAGCCCGGAGGATGGGGCCTTTTCGGTGCGACGGGATCGGGATTTCCAGTAGTCGAGGAATGCCGAGCCTTGACCGCCATCCGCAACAGTCAAGGCCACGGCATCCGCTTTGTCAGGAGAAGGAACGCCACGCTCACGCATGTGCTCCTTTGTCTCCAGGACCATCTTGCCCTTCATATTCATGGTCGCCGTGCGGTCGGTTAACTGCGATCGCAATTCGTTGTCGGGCGGGAGGCAGAGGTTGGCTTTCTGCAACAGGAGTCGTAGACGGTGCCACCAAACTCCAGCATTAGTGTTGTAATGCTTGTCGCCAGCGCCACCAAAGTTGACACCTGAGACTGAAATGTTCGCACCTTCTCGACGTGCCACGTGAAGAAGGTCGGTAACTCCACCTCCAACACCTCCATCGTCCACGATGACACGAACACGCTCGTCCGGTTCCTGCCGGAGTTCATCGATATACTCGAGTACCCGCTCAGCAACCTGAGGGTTCGACAATTTACGATGTGTCTTCAAAGGGAGGATTACTGCCCCCCGCCGTGCCGCAAAAGCAGTCTTGTCACGACCGTACCTCGCAACGTCAACGCCTACCACCAATGCACCCTCAGCAATACCGAGTCGGGCCTGGGCTTCCTCGACGAGTTCAGGGGGTATGAACCCGGCGGGGTTGCCTCGGGGAGGCAAGCCCAGGACCCGCACTCGATACTCGTCGGACTCGACTCCCCACTCTTCCTCGATAGCCTCTGCGAACTCGGCGGAAGCTCGACTGCTTTCGAGTGACGAGACGGTGGCGGTATACCATCTGTCGAGTGTTCTAGTGAAACGGTTGGCGAAGTAACCGTTCGCCCGGGTCGGGTTTCCGGCGAGAACCATTTGGGCACCCTCGGTTGAAAGGGCACCAGTGGCGACTGCCATGTTCGTATCACCGACGCCGGATGCCTCGTCGATGACGTACAACAAATGGTCGGCATGGTAACCGGCCAAGTTTTCCGGCTTGTTCTCCGGCCCAGCCGCTCGTTGAACGGCGAAAGCAGTTCTCTCCGACCCATGAACGAAGATCCGACTTGCACGCCATTCAATCCGGTGTTTTAAGCCGAGCGAGCGACCGAGCCAAACCTGCATTTCCGGCCAGAGTAGATCCTCGAGCTGATGGAGCGTAGGGGCAGCACAGGGGACCCTGATGTTGCCCGCATGCGTGTCCATGAACCAGAGGACGACCCAGGCCAGAAATGCAGTTTTCCCAACACCGTGCCCTGACCGGACAGCAACATTCTTGCCGTGTGCTAAAGCGTCGAGCGCTTCGGCTTGCCACTCGTCCGGTTCGGCGCTGAGAACTTCCCGTACCCAGGCAACAGGATCTAACGCCCATCGTCGCTGGTCTACGGTGAGGGGTGAAGGGGGGTCCAGAAGGTCCGCCGCAATGGCGAACGCATCAGACACCGGCGGTGATTCCCCTAGCCTTCCCGGAGTCTACCACACGGCGGGGGCGTAGCGCAAGCCCCAGCTTTTTGCGCCTTTCCCTCACCCACTCTAGACGGTCAGGCTGACCAGCTCTGCGCCAAGCGCTTCGGCATTTGTCGCAAAGTTCGTTCCGTAGTCGATCATTCTCAGTCCCCAGGCAATATTGCTCGCAGGCTTCACATTCACCTGAGCCAACCGGTCGTGCCCGCCCAAGTTCCTTCTTATGGATAAACTTGATAAGATTCCCGGCGTTGATGACCCTCTTGGCCTGGTTGGAAACTTCCCGCAGTCCGTCCAGCATCCCTTCGATAGCCTGGAGCTGAGGATCCTTGCGGTGAGGGTGTATTCGAATGATCGCATGAGTTCCGGTGCGATCCGAGATTGTCCCTCGGGACGGGTGACCGCCCCCCATGCTCGAGGATGGGAACCCGTCGTTCCCTCTCGGCCCGATTTCCTGGCGTCTGATACATTCCTCGATGAACTTGTCACTGAGGCCGGTGAGAAGTTGGATCGCTTCGTCCCGTTGCCGAATGGCGGCATCCACCCGCTGCTTTGAGTTGGCCATCCTACCGTCGAAGCTGCCCGAAGGCCCATACGACCCCAAAGATGGCGAAAACCACGAGGACGACAAATAGGAACAGGTTGATGTGGACGACGGGCAATGCGCCACCCCTTCCAGTAGAGGGTTAATGAACCGGAGTCGAACTGCAGGGGCCAGTGTAGCACAGGCCGGTTACGGGGCGCAACGGCTGGTGCGAGGGGTGACCGGGGAGTTACCGGGGGGCGGAGTGGTACCAGCGGTAGGCCCGGTACAGGCGGACAACTCCGAGGACCGCAGAGAACAGCAGGTAGAAGATTAGCCAGATGAGGAAGCCGCAGACGTACAGGAACCCAAGGGGAATCAACAGGATGACAGGGCCAAAGATGAAGGTTCGACGTCTACGGTAGACTACACGCATGACCGGAGCTTCTCCAGGGCCTCGATGTGAGCGGGAGAGTTGACTCCGACCCACCTACGGTAGCAAGAAACCGTGTAGTAGCCGTCTTCGGCAAAAGCAATGCACCAAGTGGGTCCGAGGTCGGAAACCACGATTCCGGTGACCTGCGGGATCCGTCGAAGGGCCACGTGGTGACCCAGGTTCCCCCAACAATTGATTCCCATAGGAAATGAATGAGGGGGGTAGGCGATCATCGGGCGTGGCGTGGGACGGGTGAGGGTGCGACAGGACCGGGAAAAGGTGGGGTTAGGCATCAGACGCCTCCCAAGCTGCAAGTGCGGCGTGCAGATTGGCGGTTGTGCGTGCCACCTCGGCGGTCCACTCTTTGACGGATTGCTCCGAGAAAGCATCGAAATCAACCCGTATCGCCGCCGTCCGCTCCTGCACTGCCTTGACTACTTCCAGAGCCAGGGGGACGACGGTACGGGCGTGAGCGATGAAGGTGGCGTCGGCCTGGTCGTCAGAGCCAACATCGTCAGAGATATGGCACACATAGGCGTCGTCGGAGTAGAACACGCTGGCGCTTTCCTCGAACCACGGACCCGGGGTTGCCGCTTCTGCGATGGCCTGTTCCTCGGACGTATTCATGGGTCGGTCCTTTCGTGGACTGCTTCGTACAGCTCCCGTATCCACTCGGCTTGGATAGCTGCGGCATCAAATAGCTGCTCTAGTTCACTCGTCGTCAGAGGTTGCTCCATGCCCGGTGTCCACTGATGAATGAAGTTTGTGCGAAGCCGGGCAATCGTCCTCGCTGCCGCAGTCACCTTCTCGGGAACGGGTCCACGTCCGTCAAAGCCGTTTGGACTAACCAGTTTGTCCATTACGGGTCGCTCGTCACTCATTCACTCGGGTCCTTTCTTCTGATACTGGGTGGGGAAAGGTCATCGGTATCGCCTGAGATGGAGGCGCCGAAGCTGCTTCCAGTAGGGGCGAGGCGGCGTCATCATGCCGTCACCGTGCTGGCACTGATAGCGCCGGTTGCACCACCCACACTGGTAGAGCGTCCACAACGGCGTGGTCATGTAGTCCGGTAAACCGCATTCGTGCGCATCCGGTCGCTCGTCACTCATGTTCTGTCCTTCTCTGGGGCAGCAGCGGAAAGGTTCTCGTATGCCTGTCTGCGGTCCTTGGCGGTCGGCCCCCGACACGGCCCGTTGTATCCAGTTGGGCAGCGATGGATGCGCCGAGCCTCGGCCTTGATTTCCGTTACTGATGGTTCCGGCCTGATGCAGTTGCACGGCTCCCGGCCCTTCGTCAGCACCAGGACACACGCTGGATTGTGGGTAACGTCGCTCACTGTTCGTCTCCTTCTCTCTCAGTGGGCATTAGAAGCGTACCACGTCCATTCCACGCTCGAGAGCGCAATTATGGAAACCCAAGAGGGCATGATCACGCTGGAGGTCGCAGCGACCCCAATAACCGAGGTTGCCCAGGGCGAGGGATTGGGCCGGGGTGAGCCTCCGCCGACAACGACGACGGAACGGTTTGGCCCAAGGGAGGCTATCGGTCATAGTACCGATGACGATTGCAGGCTCCGGGGGGTGGGCAAGGTTCGCAGACTGAGGGGTTACCATGAGGCACATCCTGACTGATCGGGAGCGTAAGACTGGATGAGGCTGGCCACATAGACCTGCTGCGACCATGAAGCGTAGTAAGCGTTCGAAGGGAATGACGAGGGTGCGTACTGCGACCAGTTGTAGTTGGAGATGCCGAGGTAGCCCGAGTAGACTGGACCCTCAACATTCTTTCCGCCCTCTTCGCAAATCGCAACCTGGTACCAGGGGGAAGAGGGATCTGGACCGGAGCCAGATCCATCAGTTGATGGTTCCGATGAAGAGGCTGTAGTCGGTGTCGTCGACGAAACGGCCAGCGTCGTCGTAGTGACCACGGGAAGTGGGGGGAGGGTCGTAGTAGTCGAAGGGATCGGCGGCTTGGGCATCGTGAACGATGCGAGAGAGCCTTTCGAGGCAGGCGAGAGCGTTGGCGGGAGATGATGACGGGTGTAGAGCCTCATCAATAGCGTCGATGACGTCGGATTTGAGGCGTACAGTAACGTCGCCAGCATTGCTACGGCTAGGATGATTCGGGATCTGCGTATCACACATTTTCTGCTCCTTCAACCCCCGGTTCCGAGGGCGGTAGATAGCCCCTACCATATCCCTACTAGTCTAGCAGGCTATTTACGACGGGCGCAAGCACCACTGCCAAATTAGGTAGGGGGCAAATCGAATTGCGGGGAGTGTGGGGGGTGCGATATCCGTATTATACTCTGTCTGGATTTATAGAAAGGGGACAAGGATTGGCACGGTCCGTTCTCATCGAGGGGGAATGGCCTTCTGTTACTGATCGATGCGTATTCTGTTGTTGTTAGAATTTGATTGGTTTAGCCCAAGCCAACCCGTGCGCCCGAGCGGGTACCCGCTTCCGGGGTTCCGCCCACGAGGGTACCTCCCTAACAGAAGGCGATTCTAGTGGTTTTGGTTGCCTACTCTCACACAACAGAATGTTCTTCTGTGCGGACGAGAACCGTGTGGTACGGACCACAGAGCGGCAAGCTGACCCAAGCGAAAGCCTGATTTGGAGCGTCCCGATTGGCTGCTCTCCACACACAGCACCACTTCCTCTGCAACAGACAGAACACTCTTCTCCTTCCACTTGTGTGTCATTACACCAAACACACGTTTGTCCTTTCCCTGCCCGCTCCTTTTGCTTCCCTTCCGCCCGATATGCCCTCCGCTCCTGGCGCCCGACCCGCCCGCTTTGTGACAACCGGAGCGATGGTTGCGTCTGCAACCATCCAACGTTCGTTTGGATACAGCGATGCCCTGGTCGGTTTCCCAACCAGGGGCCTTGTCGCTGCTACCGATTCAACTTGCGAATTGCGTCGTCCATGCCCACGGCTCGTGCAACGTGTTCAGGTACGCTTGGATGCACGACCCGCCGTACGTGATCACTTCCTTTCCATGCGCCACCCAGGGTGCTATTTCGATGTCGGCACATTGGTGGGTAGCATGCACCAACGAATACAGGAACTGCCAGTAAGCCAGGATGGTCCAAGTCATGTGATCTGCTCCTTTGGTTTCCGTTGCCTTGTGGCTCCGGGGTCCGGGGTCCCTGTCCTAGCTGACCCCGGCCTCCGGCTCCGCTCAGCTGGCGACAGTCACCTTCGCCTTGGTGGCTCGGGGCGCCCGCTTGGTCACCTTCGGTGCTGGCGTGGCCTCCTCCTTTGCCGCCCGTGCCTCCGCCCGCTTTTGTGCTGGCGACGCCGTCAGCTGATGAGCCCACCCGAGCGCATCGGCCAGTTCGCCCACCTTCAGCTTGGCGCCGTCCAGCTCCACGGTGGCGTCCCTTCCACCCGCCCGGTACGCTTCAATCAGCGTCGCCTTGGTGGTGGCGTCGTGGCCCTGTGCGAACCGGCTCCGTGTCTTGCGCCCGCACCTCGGGTCGCCTGTCACGTTGCTGAGGCACCGACACGGGTTGTTGCCGGTCTTGCTTTTCTTCACCGTCTCGGTGAGGCGGTTGTCCTGCGCTGTGGTCTTTGCGTTGCTCATTTTGTCTGCTCCTTCTGCCGGTGGGCCTCTCCCCCCGACACCCCCATCTTATCACACGGTTCGCCCACCATGCAAGCCCGGAGAGTGTATCGGTTAGCTAGCGTGACGCTAACCGTCCGCTAGCGTTTGGGTCCGCTCCACCAAATAGCCGTTCGGTTACTTGACAAGCACCCGACTTGACAAGCTTCCCGTTCTCACCAAACACGTGTTCGATTTTTCCCACCACTACACAGTTCCCCTCCCACACGCCCGCACACACACATTTGACAAACTTCAACGACCACCTTTTACTTACATGTCCGAAGCCAACCCCGTGCCTCTATCCGGGCATAGAACAGCCCCGGCTGACCGTGAAGTCGAATACCGGGGCTGCTCTGAGATGCATTCGTTCAATTGTGTCTCGGCTCCCTATCCATTCATTCTCCTTCCCGCCCTCATTCCCCTCGTCCGTTTGGTCATCGCCAGCCCGCCCGACTGATTCCGATCGCCCAAAACACCACGATCACCGCCACTGGCGACAACCACAAAACCCACGCCACCACTCGTCCCGTTCGCTTGATCATCGCCCCTCGCCTTCGATCAGAATGGACCACGCTGGATTCTCGCACTCCCACCAGCCCCCGTTCAACGCCAGTGACTCTAACACCCCCAACGGGATTCCAACGAGTGAAGCTCGGGGGTGGACACTCGTTCGATCCACCCACCCACCACGTCCTTCAACGCAGGGAACGCAGTCTCCACGTCGATTTCGGTCAATCCCTTGTCCATTTCCACTGGAATGACGATTGCTCTCATCTCTCTGCTCCTTTGTTTTGGACCCACGGTGTGTGAGTCACTTTGATGTACCAGGTTCGATCGACTTCCTTTACCTCGATCTTCCACAGGTTCTCTTGATTCCGCAGGTGGACAACCCCCGGATCTGTTCCAATCGACGTCCCCATCACGTCGACTGCGTACCAGAAGATTCGGCTCTCTTCCTCATCCAGGTTTCGCTCGATCCACAGAGCATCGTGGAACAGGTCGCTTTTGTAGTGTTCGACCCGCCCATCCACCAGGTCCATCAGGTGGCCGAACGTGAACGCCTTGATGGTCACCCCCATATCCATTCCGCTCCCCACCATCTTGAACCCGTTCCGTTGCATTTCAGTTCGGGTCGTCGTCAGTTCCTTGTCCGGCATTGTCATGCCCATCCCTCTTCTTCCTGTCGCATGGCTTGGTCGAACTCCCTATGGAATTCAGCAAACACCTGCTTCGCTTCCTCTGTGCTGGGGCATCGCGTCAGCAACACCGATCCGTCCGAGTAACCCCACAGAAGGTGACGCCCCATCAACGTCACCCAACCGTAATCCGGGTCACCCTCGGATTCGTATTCCCACCCTTCGAGGCAACGCATCCAAGCCCACTCGGCCACCCCATCCATGTGAAATTTGTGTGACTCGGTTCGACGAGTCAGCGTGTCTCCGTTGTTCAGCTTCATCCGATCGCCTCCGTTCCATCGAACTCCTCTTGAGTGCACGAGCAAATCATGATGGAGAAATCGCTTCCCATCTCACCGAAGTTCCGGTCCAGGTCCCGGTCATGGTAATCCGACTGGCTGCCCACTTCGAGCAACATCGCTCCGGGTCCCTTCACCGCACCGTTCGGCGTCCACATTTTGCTCACCTTGAACCGGTAGGATCCCTTCACCCACGTTCCGGTCGCCTCATCCCGTTCGTACTCGGCGTCGATGAGGCAACCAACGCAATCCGATGCGACGGCGTTGCTCCAGTTGGCCAATCGCCAGTTGTTTGTTCCGTTGTCTTTCATTGTCTGCTCCTTCTCCTCGCCCGGTTTGGGCGGAGGCTCTGTTATTACGTGCGTGCGTGCCACACCACCAGCCTAGCATACGGTTTGACCGCCCTGCAAGAACCCCAGTTCTTGTTCAATCTTCTTCTCTTTCTGTTTCACCGGTTCTTACTTGACAATATGACGAAACCAACTAGTTCCAACAGGACGCCACCACAAACCTGCACAAATACAGCTCTTCTCTGAACGTGAGAGCGGGCGCACATAATCAGACACCTAATCACCATCTTTTACCTTTACGTCCGAAGTCAACTTCGCAGCATCTAACAGTTCACGAGGCGGTCGCTTATCACCATTCGGATTGGGACAGTTACTTTCCAGACAGTTCATACTGTCCGATCGTCCACCAATGAAGCAGGTCCAACACGGCAACGGAGTCTCGCAAAGAGACGATGCCATCCACCAATAAACCAACGGCATCGGTCCGCCCAATGGTTGCAAATATTCCGCCAGGATGGTCGGCAACCGCCCATTCATCTCAAAAAGGGCACTCTCATGCAGGATGACCGGAGCCTCCGGGAACCCGACCTCGGCTAGACACGCTTTCACCGCCAATAACGCCTCATCCTCAGTCATTGTTATGGAAAAAATCGGCTGCCACGTTTCCCCTCCACCGCACGTGAGCAGGACACAAGATGCACTTGTCTGTCCCTTCGAAACACTTGATTTTGAGTTCTTTCCCCTGCGACCAATGCCAGTGATAACCCGCCTTCGAGCGAGTGCGCCACCCTCTCCCAATAAGGTCCCTAATCCCCACTACCTTGTCCAATCTCCGTCGCCCTCGCTTCCACTGTGATCACCTCCGACGTTACTTTCCCCCGACTCATCCCACGCATGATTTCTGCGGCCAGGATCTTCCCCTCGGTGATCTGCTGGGAGTCCAACCGCAGGGCCGGAGCAGTCAGCAATGTGATCATCGCCTGAACCATCGCCCCGGCTTGGGCCTCGAGTATGTCCATTTGACGCTGGGCAATCCCGGCATCCAGCGCCAATTTGCACAACCGGGCGTGCAGTTGCCGCTCATCCTGCCACGCCTTGATCAGCACGTTCAGTTGCTTAGAGTCCCGGCCCCATTGGGTCAGACCGCCATCGTTCTTTCGGTCGTCTTCGATTTGAGCTACAGCTTCGCCCAAAGCCCGAGCCACCTGGCTGCTCCACAGCACTTCACGCAGCAACCCTTCCTCCGGTGTCTCCGAGTCGTCCGGGTTGAAAGCCACCAGTTTCCGGGCAGCGGTAATCGCCTTGCGAACGTGAGCCTTCCCCGCTCCGCTGGTTCCACCGTGGATGTTGCATACGAACTGATCCTTCATCGGCCAGATCATGCAAGGCTCGGGCGCACCAGCTTGGACCGTTCCGCTCCGATGCGCTTTGCACCGCTCATGGGGTTGCCCCTGCATGGGGCATCCTCGCTCCCGGCAGTTGGGTTTGGTCAGCTTGACTATCCGGGTCTTATCCGGTGATATCCGGTTAACCACGCCATTCACCTCGCTTCCTTCTCTCGTCCCGCTTTCGTACGTACTCCAGCGTCGACTCGTCTAGCAATTCAGAAATCAGCATCCCTTCGCCTTCGTCGAACGACCACCCGCAGTCATCGGGAGTGAATCCGTGTTCGTATCGGATCTGACCGGTAGTCCTTATTCCCGCTTCCAAGATAGCTAACAGCGTTTCAGCGTCCCGTACTCCCGAATCCCTTGATTCCTCGCTCGTGGTCATTAAGTTCCTCCACTTCGACCGCTCGTAGTTCGTGTGATGCCAGTCGCATCGGGATCAGTTGCGCCAGTCGGTCCCCTTTTCTCACCACCGTCTTTTCCCCAGCGTACTTCTTCAAGTTCGTCACCCCAACAAACAACTCGCCCCGGTACCCCGAGTCTATCACCCCCGGCATTACCCGTAGTCCCAGTCCTCGCTCCGTACTGGATCGTCCGATGATCAACCCCCAGAATAACGGGGGCGGCTCCATGCAAACCGCCGTAGGGATGTCCACGAACTGGCCAGCCTCGATCCAGGTGTCCTGGCTGCAATACAAATCGAATCCGGCGTCCCCCTGGTGCGCCCTCCCCGGAAGGGTCCCGCCCTCACCTACAACAAACTTCAATGGGAATCGCTCGTGCGTCTTGTCCAACACGTGTTGGTAGAAATCACCCGGTTCTGGTTGGTCAGCCATCGAGCCTTGCCATGTGTTCCCGGTGCTTCTCCTGTCCCGGTGGCCAATCCCCCGGTAGAACCCCGAAGCACGATTCGTTGCACAGCGACCCGACTTTGTGCTTGTGCACCATCTGTGGTTTCCCCGTCCGACCGGCGCTCTTCTCCGCCGATCGCCTTATGTCCTGCAATTGCCGATTGTCCTGATAGAACCACCCGCTGACCATCTTCACTGTCTGCTCGCTTTCTCTCGTATCCAGGCACGAGTGATCCGGTTGATTTCCTCCTGCGCTTCCTCCAACGTCATGCCCTGAACACCGGAAAAGTGCATAGCGTCCAACAGACAAGCCGTAGAGACGACTTTATCTTCCAGATCCCCTCTTCCCTCTAGGAAGTCGATGGTCATATCGATCAGGTCTACCAGCTGTTTTTTCATCTGCTGAGGCGTCATTCTCATCCCGGCCAACCACCTTTCTGTTTTGCTCGTTGCATCATCCGCACGTAGACCCCGGTGTCGAAGTCGGTGTCGTCTGATGGTAATCGCTTTTCCGTGATAGCCGACGCCATCCTGGCCACCTTTCCTTGCAAGTAGAAGAACGCTCCAACATACGTTGCTTCCCGATCCGTCATCCCTTCCCACCCAATGGCATGACCAAGAGTGTGACCAATGACGATCAGGTCATACGCCCCATACTCGACGCTTTTGGCCACGGTCTGCGAGATTTCGCTCTCAGCCTGGTCCCGCCACCATTGCGCCAGTTCATCCTCAGCAGAGAGGGAAAGATGAGGATTGAATTCCGGAAGCGTTAGATGACCAGGACACGCCTCGCCCAGTTTTGCTTGTAATTCCTGTATTGTTAAACCATTGATAGGGTCGAGTGTAGAGAGCGGGACTCCCTCTCTACAATTGGCACAATTGATTATGTATTGATTGGTCATCGCAGGTCCAGCATTGAGTCCGGCCCCGTACCGGCTAACTGGAAACCAGGAACTCCGATCGACTCCGCTGTTATCTCTAACACGGACGCCGCCCTCTTCGTCATGTTCGACCAATTGCCACTCACCCCATGCATCGATGAGTCCATATAATCCAGGAAGGTGAAGGCCAAAGAGACGTTCCCGGTCCCTTTTCGATAGCCATTCCCACGTAAAGCGGCAATCGCCAGTTCAGAATCCCATTGTCCCACCCTCCTGATTTTTTTGGTCACCGTAGTGATTTCGGGCTTCTGACCCAGCGACTCCCAAGTTGTCTCACAGAACATTGGCCCACTATTCCCAGCGATCCGGATGGGGTGCGCCCGAAGCACGATCCAGATTTCCAGTTCCGTAACCACGTTGTCCCACGGCGAGATTCCGGCCATGGCCATGAAGTCGATGGCCCGGCAGTCCGACGATGTGCAATACGGGTAGTACCCAGCGTGCAGACCCAACCCGTAGCCCTGGGTTCCCTCGATCTGCACCGTCCCTCCTTCTCGCAGGAAGTTTCGCATCATCTTGGCCGTGTCTATGTCACCCTTTCTGGCGTTGAATGGCAACATTCCGGTCAGCGTCGCCTTCCGCATCAGCCGATCAGCCCGTGCTGCACCGATCCCTTTGCCAGTCGTTCCGGTTATAATTCCGGCCTCTTCCTCAGCGTAATTCGCTTTGAGAACTGTTGCCTGCGAGTCGACAAATAGACGATCCGAGACTCCGAAATCGGCAGCTTGCGCCACCTCCTCGTCAAGGACCCCGTAATCCACCTCGGAACCTGCCGCAAGTAGCAACAGCGCCCGAGGGTGAACCACCGCAGCTACCGGCACGTGACGGAATGCGTATTTCTTCCCGTCAGTCCCGACCACCGAGTGACCGGCGTTAGGTCCCGCTACTCGACAGGCCATGAGGTTCTCTTCCTTCGACGCCAGGTACCCACAGATCGCCCCTTTCCCCTCGCTGCCGAACTGCCCGCCTACTACTACTTGGAGTTTTCCTATGACTACTGCCCTGCTTTCGGTGTCCGGTGGTTGAGTTTGGATATTTCCCTGGCGATTTCGTTCCGCCGGTTGAGAGCTTCCTCATCCGCTTCGAACGGTTGCCCCGCAATCGGCGTGTTCTTCTCCGCCAGTTCCAGGGCCTCGAGCATCAACCGCAGCTGGTCCTGCTTGCGGAACATCAGGTCTACTATCTGTGGCCCCAATCGCTTGATATCCCCGCTGACCATTCGCCAGGCTTTGCCCTTCTCGCCCGACCGGTAGACCCGCTCGATCCCGGTCCGCTTGATCAGCTCGTCCACCAACCGCTGGTCCCTGGTATACACCGTGACCGTCCCTCGGTAGTGAGGCTGGTTTAGTTCCTTCCCGTTCCTGCCCTTGGCCTTCCTTCGTGCGTACACAATGGACGCCTCCGAGTCCAGAGTCGCAGCCAACCAGGCCCGATCCTCCACATTCAATATCCCTTCAGTTGTCGTTACCACTAATCCTCCTATAGCTCGGTGCCCCCACACTACTACACAATTTGCTTGCTACGCAACCCCCATGGTTCCTCTCCACAGATAGCGTTGACCGTGGAGAACAGCATCGGAGCAATGACCCCCCTTCCCCTCAGTTACCGCTCGATTCCCGATCCTCTTCGCTTTCATCATGGCTCGAGTCGGCTTTTTGATGGTGGCTGGTTGGAATACCAGCTTCACGGATCCATCTTTCCCAAACCTCGCCACCAGGTATTTGATCACTCCAATTACTTCCGGCGTCCCCATTGAAGAGTAGCTCTGCTCGTTCGCTTTGTTCGGATAGAGCCGGAATTCCTCGACCACAATCACATCTACCGAGTCGTGCCTCAACCACTTCTCCATGCTGGCAAACAGCCCGCCCGGCGAATATTCCACTACATCGTAGCATTTCGCTCCTAACCAAAACGCCGTTCCACAATGGACCTCACCCGGATCGATTGACACCATCCGGACCATTCCCGGTTCTACTGTCACTCCCTTCGTATGGGGGGATGAGGACGATGTAGTCCCCCTCGTATCTTTCAGCAAACTTTCCGAGTCCATCGAGCTGCTCCTTGCATCGTCGGCACAATCCTTGGTCACTCCCAGGCCTCGATTCCAGCGGGCCTGTATTACAGAACCAACAGTCACTTAATTCCACTTCTTCCCTTCTGCGAACATATGCACACCGAACGCTCTGGTTGCCATTTCGCCACCCACCCGGATGATTCCCGCTACATTCTCCTTCACCTGATCCTCTCGGATTTCCACCACCACCGAGTCGTGGATCTGGAGCAGGACTTCTCCGAACACTTCATCCACTGCCACCATCCATCTCTTGACGAACTGTGCCAGCGATCCCTGGACATAGGCGTTGAATGCCTTGTGGAACTCGTCGAACGGTCGGAACCAGTATTGCCGACCGTCAGCCAGGACCACATATTTCCGCTTGAGTGCCGATTTCTCGGCCATCTTGTTGATCCGACCGAATTCCGGGTACAGCTTCCTCCACCCGTACACCACCTCCTTCGCTTCCGAATCCAGCAAACGGATACCCGTCTGCTTCTCCAAGTCTCGTTGGAAAGTTGCAGGTCCGACACCATAGATCAGCGAGAAATTTGCTCTCTTCCCGATCTGGCGATGTTCGAATTCGGAGTCCCCAAAGAGTTGAACCGCAGTCTCGGCATGGAGATCCCTCCCGTCCGTGAAAAATTGCAACCACGTGGTACACGGAGCCTTCTGCGCCGCTATCCTCGCTTCGGCTTGGGCCAGATCGAATTCCCATAACTCGTACCCTTCTTTCGGTTGGAACAGCGACCGGACCGGTTCGATCCCCTCCATCCGCTCCAGCTTGTAGTCATGCGGGAGCGACTGCAGATTGACCCGCTTGCTGGCGAACCTCATGGTCACGGTCCCGGCTTGTTTCAAATCCGTCCGCAACCGCTCGTCCGCACCCGTCGCCTCAGCGAACCCGATGTAGTTCTTGCCGACCGCATTCACATACTTGGTCCGGGTCAAGTACAGGTCCGCCCCTGGGACCTGCTGCGCCACCAATGATCGCAGGCAACATTCGCCCACACTTGGCACCCCGGTCTTTTCGGTCACACAGTGAGGGATTGCTTTTTCGTGATCAAAAAACCATAATCGAGCTTTCGCTGGCGTTGCTGGACGGAACGGTAACTCCCGATCGATCTTGCTCATTGCCGCCATGGCTCGAGCCGCTTCGATTTTTGACCGAGCAGCGTTGTACCCGATCCCTCGCTGCGCCATTTTCACCAGGACTGGCATTACCTCTTGGATCTCAAACTCGCATTGGGGGCGCAGGAATGAGTCTTCCCCGTCCAGTCGCTCCTGTTGCTGTTCGAATAATTTGAGGGTTAATTCCACGTCCGACTTAGCGTACGGCTCCATCACCGACCATGGTACCAAATCGTACCGGTTACCATTCTTCTTCAAGAACGGATTTATCGCCGCTTTGGTCACCTTCTTCCCGTCATCCTCAAGATGGATCAACGCTTGCTCATCTAACCCAATTCGTTCGAGTGGGTCCAGCACCCATGCGGCTAGCATTGTATCCCACACCGTGACCGGGAGTAGGTCCACTCCATGCTCGAACGTCCGGAGTCCCGCTCGCATTATCGGTAAATCGTAGTAAGCATTGTGCCAGATCAACCTCTGTCCTTGCAGCCATTGGACCAAGAGCATCCATTCCCCCGTGCTGCAATTTATGTCCTGCTCGAACAAGTCGCCGGTCCGCCCCGGCTTCCCATTCGTTCCCTGGTCGAATGGCCAGGCGTGAGAGTGCAGTTCACCGTCGTCCATTCTCCATGCCGCTGACACTACCGACACTCTGGCTCCATCATCAACGTGTAACCCGCTGGCCTCCGTGTCAACTGCTACATTCAACCCCCTGACGGGTGGTAATTCAATCATCCTGCTCCTTTATTGATGCAGCTACCGCTAGGGTAGCATGTGCTTGGGCCATTTGGACGTACCCGTCCTTTTGTTCTCCTCCGTGGTGTTCAGCCAACTCCAGCAGTCGCTCTGCTTCCCCAACATGCTCTGCGTAGCTTCCCATCATACTCTCCATTCCTGGGCCATGGCCCCTAGTCTAGCATACAATTCGGCCGTGCTTACCATCCTTTGCCACATACCCCCGCTAGAGCAGCGGCCTCACGCCCGCATAAACACCCTAATTGTTTGGCTATGGTGTACCGGGCCTCGCACGTACGGGGGGGTCTTCCGGCCCAGTATGTGGCAGCAGCATTCTGCATACCCTCCCACCGGCCACGGAGCAAAGTACAGACTATGTGGCAGACTATGTGGCAGCTATGTGGCACTATGTGGCAAAGGATTCTGTCCCCACACCCCCACCTCCCATGGATCTCTGCTCCTCCTACCCGAATTAGGGTAGGCCCATGCTGACCGCCGCCGGAGAGGTCTGCCACATAGCTGCCACATAGCCCTGCCACGGCCCGCCCGTTCATTGCAGCTGGCCCTCTTCCTCATCCGAGTGGACCATCTCGGCCCTTCCGATTACCAACGCCGAGATATCTGCTGGGAGAGGGTGGAATCGTCTCTTTTGCCGTTTCTCCCCGCTCTTGGTGATGATATCCTTGATGCGCCCGGTCCCCTCTATACCCAAATCTCGGCGTTGCCCCTTAAGAGATTCCTCGGACCCGAGTTGCCGCTGCCGGATGGTGAGATTCCGTTGATCCTTCCACCAGTCCGCCACCCCCGACTCGGAATACCACACGATCCGCTGCCGGTCCACGTAGACGGGCCAATACATGGATGGCGCAGTGGGGTATTTGGTTTCCCTTAGTACCTTGGGGATGATTTCGGTAGTGAGGATGTTGTCGCCCTTCATGTAGTCCCACCCGGCACACCACGCATCCACCAACTCAACCACTCGAGTATTGCCACTCATCATCTCCAAGACCCGAGCGCCCAATCGAAGGATGGCCATCTTGTCCCCATGGCGACCTGATGTAGGGCGCAGTTCCCGAATCTGGCTAACCATTGGTAAGCAATCCAGGGCCATAGACACGAACCAACCGCTTATTTGGGTTAGATCACCCTGATATTGAGCCTGTAGATCCTTAATATCGTCCCACTGAGGTCGGCTCGGATCAATAAGGGATATTCGGCCAGTTGGGCTTGGAACCGATAGCCGCACGGCACGGTCAGCCAACGCTTTTTCAGTGGCCAAAGCCGCCAAGCCCTCAGCGGAAATGACGATCGGGGCCACGAGGTTGATCCGTTCTTGATGGTGTCGATCGGTCTGCTTCTTTGTTCGGCTGCCCTCGCTAGTCGTCTGGCGTACCAGGTCCCAAGTCTGTTCCGGGTCTGACGTATCATCGATCCATACTTGTCCGTTCCTATGACCACTAACACGGTCTCGGAGTGCGGCCATTGTGAATTCGCCGTGTCCTTCATGATTTCCTCCTAATTGGACCATCATCTGGAAGAATCCGGTCGTTTTCCCGCTCTCGGATGGGGCCTCCAGCGCCATGAACGGGAATAAGCTGGATTCGGCCATGATCTGCACCTTCAAGAAACACGCTGCCCACCATGCCCCATAAACCGCTGTGACTGTCTCGTCATGAAACGTGAGGATTTGTTGGAGAGTGCGACGAGCTTCATCCCTAGTGCCAGCGAAGGAATACCGGTAGGGTGCCCAATCGAGCAGGATCGACGAGGGACGCATATCACCGAACGGCTCAATCGACGAAGCCCCGGCCCGGATGATCCCCTCATGAGTGAGGAACCCTCCTACCGCATCGTTCCAACCCAGAGCGTCCGCCGATTTGTATTGCGGAGCTTCCTGCGACTCCAGGTAGCGTTGCAGCCTCTTATTTTCACCTACTCGGGGGTGCATATCATTGGGGTCTTGGATCGACGAGCATTGGCGTTCGGCCAGCCAGCGGAGTAGTTCTCTTGGCGACCCCAAGATCGTCCCATCCAGTCGGCACTCGATCACTCGGTTGATGGTGGTCAACTTGATCAGATAGTCGGTAGTCTCTTCGCCGACAATCACACCCAGCACCTCGATATCGAAGTTCGCCCACTCTTTGAGCACTTCCTCTTTCGAGTCTCCGCTCTTGACTAAGCACGGGGATAAGAGCGTCTTGCCCGATCCGACCAACCACCCATTCGCTTCATCGGGTGTCCCACTGACGATCCCCTCAGCTTTCAGCTTCTCGATGGTGGTCAGACCCTTGGATTTCTCAGATTCCCAGGCCGACGTCGCCGTCTTGTCCACCTCGACCTGCTCGAGTGGCTCATCCAACGTGCTGTTGGCCATGCGGACCAACTCACGGTACGCATCCTCGAAAGGGATCAGCTTGGCGATGTGTCCGCACACCCGAATTAGCCAGTCATTTCTATTCCCCGCCGTCGGAGAGCGCCTAAGCAGTTCGGACAGTAGCGATCTACCCTCCGAGCTGGCCGGAGTAGGCCCCCCCGTAACCGCCGGAGTTACTCCCGGCCTCGTGGCCCCCTGCCCTGGGGGTATCCCGGCCCGGTAACTCTGGCCACCATCCAGCAGGACAGTGGGGCAAGGCAACATCGCCTCGGGGGGACGGATCCATTCGTAGTACCCGCCATCAGGGTGTGGCGAAGGAGGAGTCATCACCCCTTTGCCCTCCGCCTGAACGTCGAACTTGATCCCGCTCTCGGCCTCAGCTACGGCCCATGATTGGATCTTGTCGCCGGGGGCAATGGCGAAGTAGTAGTGATGCCCCTTCGAGGTCTTGGCGCAGCAGGTCTGTTCCATCTCTGCACCGATCCGCTCCCGCCAGAACGTTTCCGCCACTGTGGAGTCGCAATCGAGAACTACGAGCTTCGATATGGAACCTGTAGCAGTCCATATCCCGGTGTACCCGCTACCCGGCCCAAACCATGCCTCAATCGATGCGTCGGATCGTTGAGTTTGATACTTCTTCCAGGATGGTATCCCTGGTGATTTCTTACCCCGTCGTGTAGGAAGTGGATTCAGCCCGAGGGAAACGAGTCGTCGGGCTTCGTCTAATATCGTCAAGTCTGCTCCTTTTCAGTCCCACCGACAAAGCGAGGCCCCCCGGCCATTTCCCTTCCGACCAGGGGACCTCGCTTGCACTACAACAGGCGATCAGTCAAAAGGATCTTCCTCTTGGCCGTCCACCTCCCCGTCGAATGGGAGGACCTGCGCTACCTGGTTGCCCGTCTGCCCTGCCTTGGCCCCGGACTGGATCGTCCGCTGGTCCACCTGTAGGTTCACCACGCAACCACACAACTCGTCGGTGTCGGTGTTGGCTGGGACGCCGAAGGCCTCGAAGGTCTCCTTCAACTTGAAGGCTGCCTTGGGACTGAGACTAGTGACGTTCCAGAGGAATCGACCCTCATTGGGTTGTCCCTCCAGGACCTCGTACTTCCAGTTCCAGTACGGGGCCTTCTGCCCTTCCTTCACTTCCACCTCGAGCAGTTTGCAGGCGTAGATCCCCGGCTTCAATGGAGTGAAGTCCATCGATTCCGCTTCTTCTACCTCGCCTGCTACTGCATCGTCTAGCTTTGGCATTCGTTTCTCTTTTCTCTCTAGTTGGCTTGTATGCCAGGGCTACTAGCCTACCACGCCGCATTTGGCGTGCGCAAGCACTTGTTCCTCCCTTCTACGCTGTGTGGGTCCCTTCAACTCCACGAGCCTCCCGCTTTTGGGTGCGGTGATTCAGCCAGTGGAGCGCTTCCTCCAGGTGGGTGACGGCCAGGGCATTCTCCCGACAGGCGAACTTTCCGCCCGCACCCTCTTGTTCACCGGCCACGTCGCCGGTCTGATAGAACCGGATCCGCCCAATCACCGCTGCAATGACCGTTTCGACGAACGCCCCGTTCGGCTCGAGCCGTTCCTCTCCCCGCTGGAGCGGACCCTTTTGCCACTGGATGTTCATTCCTGTCCCAACCGAGTACCCCCCATCCGGGTTTCCGTCCTTGTCCAGATCGTGATTCTGTGTGAATGGCTGATTCATTCGCCTTGCTTCTCCTCGCTCAGGCCAATCTCGGCCCTGGCTTCCTCGACAGTGATGATTTCCTTGTCCACCAAAATGGCCAAGGCTTGAGCCTTTTGAAGGTCTGTATCCATTATTTTCTCCTATGGTTTGGTTACGGATGATGCTCGGATTGGCCCCCGCTTCGCCCCGGCCTTGGTGGCGCTAGGTGCCGCCGTAGGCGTGGCCGGTGACTCCCCGGTTGCACCAGCGGCCCCCCCGTTAGAGCGGCGGGCCTTGGCAGCCGCCATCTCCGGATCCGATTCCACGTCCAGATCGCCATTCACGTAGGCGATGACCCGATCGAATGACGGGTTGATGAGCCGGGGCGGGAGCGCCTTGAAGCGGTCGCCTGCGGTGTACTTCCCGCTGGCCCGGAACAGACCCCAATACTCGGGTTCCTCGTCATCCCCCTGAGCGAGGGTGAAAGTGTGACACACGATGTCCACGAACCCGGCCAGATCTTCGGCCAACTTGGCGGTAAGGTCCGGCCCGTACGTCACCTTGCCGTCGTCATCCTGCTCCCGCTTCTCTAGGGCGACGAAGCCGACATGCATCTCCAGGTCCCGGAATTGACGGATCAGATGTCGCATTTCCTGGGTGTTGGTGCCGTAATCTTGCAACTCGATAGCGTACTCGCTGGTTCGAGTGTGAGCAGTTCCTTTGGCGACGGCCTTGGCGTGAGTTTTGGCCGCTGACGCCTCGAGCAGTTTCTTGTGGGATTCCGAGGTCGAGTCCCAGACCATCCCGATTGGGGTGTGGTCGCCGCCATCCGCCACCCTCCCACGAACGGTCCAGAAGAATTCGTCAAGGGCCTCCACCGTGATTTCTCGGAACGGCTCGATGTTGGCCACCGGGATCCCGTGTTCCAGCAATGGCTTTTTCTTCAAGCCGGATTCAGCGTCGATGTACAATACCCGACCCAACCGAGCCAAAGTTGCCGCTGCCGTGGTTTTTCCACTCTTGGGCTTCCCGTAGTACAGGATCTTCACGAAGTCGGATTCCTCGGCCAACGTAGGCCGGGGCTTGGGGGCCGCTTTCTTTGCCGACACCACCTTTTTAGCGACCGTCGCTTTCACCGATTTCTGGTCCTTCACGGCAGGGGGTGGCGCAGCTTGCTCTTCGGCGATTACATCTTCGGGCTTGTCATCTAACTTGACCACTACAGGTCCTTCTTTCTTTTTTGGTTACCGGACCACGCTGCCACGATGACTACACCGAGGAACGTGAGAGATAGGATGAGAGTTTCTTGAACGACGGAGGAAACGGCAATCATGAATCACGCTCCAGTAGCGCCTGCTTGAGGTACATGGTCAGGTCTAGGGCTTCCTCGTAGGCGTCAAGCAAGGCGTCCCGTCCGTTGTTCGGTTGCAAGAGCGTTCCGTACCTCTGGATTCCGATTCCCATTCGGATCCGGATATCCTTGATCACCTGCTCCTGCACCGATTCCGATTTGTTCGGAGTCGGCATGGGTTGTGAATCGCCCTCTCGCCCCTCACGTTCTGGTGTCATACTAGTCTCTTGCATTCGCTACACCGCTTTCTCTTTTTCTTGTCACCGGCGACCCCTCCGCCGACACCAGGTGGGTCGTATTTGTCGAATTCCTTCTCGGCTCGCTCCGCTTCCTCCTTGGTATCGAAGTATCCGAGATGATAGGAGAACAGTCGCTTCCTGCGAGCCTCCCACTTCCTCCGCTTAGCCCGGAAGCTGGGCATGGCGATTGCGAAAGGTCTGTACCGACTCGGGCATCCTGCCGTCGATCAGATCGTCGAGACAGCAGATTTCGGACCCCGGCGCACCGTGGACTTCGCACGGTCGTATGCCGTGAGCGCCGCCGTGGTTACGACAGAATGGATCCAGGACGTAGGAATCATCGTCGTCGCACGAACAACAGTAGCACTCATGATGCATCGTTATGCGATGATAGTCGTAATCCTGATTAGCCGAAGATTCGTATTCCACTACCGGTCCCTGCCACAGGTCGTGGCCATCGTCGCATTCTGCTCGGAAAAATTGCCTGATCATCGGCTGCTCCCTTTACGTCGTCTTTCGACTGCCTTTTGCTTGCAAGCAGGATTGGCCCGGTAGTGACGAGCGAGAGCGGCGGACACCGAGTTCGTGTCATGAACATCGGTACACGCTTCCCAACTTTTGCAATCTGAACACTGGATGTGAGTTCTGGACAGATCCCGCTCGTCATCCTCGACCCCTGTGGTAAGCGCTTTGGTTCTAGGACCGAGGTAACGAGCGAAGACCTTGTATTCGTCGCCAATTTTGCGAGATTCCACTTCCCAATCGCTATCCCGGTCACGGGTTTCTAGCAGTTTCCTGACAATTCCGCTCGAGGATTTGGACGGCCAGACTAGCCATCGTCCCTGGTTAGCTTGCATAGCCTCCATCCGTTCCACGGTCCGAGCTGCTCGGGCGTGTTCACTGGGTTGGCCGGGCAACTCGTCAACGAATACTAGTTCACTCATCAATGCCTTTCTTTGTTGACCTCGAATCCTTGCGCCGTCAACATGTGCACAAGGTCGCCCCCCTTGCGGCTCATTAGACAGGCCTCGGTGTAATCGCATCGCCACCGGCACGTGTCCTCGTTCGTGTTGCGTTCTGCCTCCCCCAGGGGGGTCGTCCACGCTCGTTTCGCTGTCCGATACGCTTCGTCAGCGATCATATCGAGTTCCCGGTCGGTACGGTACATCAGCGTCCGTTTGAACCGGGCGTCGAGCGATGCTGGGTCTTCATCCTCGTGGATCCCCCGGAATGTGCGGCATGCGTTGTGGATCGACCCGTGGATCTTCAATCCGAGTTTGCGGAGCGCCCAAGTGTAGAGGCCGAACTGGTCATTCAGCTCGAGCATCTTGTCGTTGGGCAGGTTCTTACACGATTTGTGATCGACGATCCACAGCCGCCCCTGGATCTTGACCACCAGGTCGATCTTGAGTTTGAGTCGGAAATCCGACCGGTTGCCAGACGGGGCCGGGAGCCAGAACTGATTGGCGTATTCCACCGCCTTGATTTCCCATTCGGGATCGGTTCCGTAGTGTTGGATGTACCCCTCGAACATCCAGGCGACGAGATTCTGTTCCTCGGTCTGCAACTCCGGGTCGTCGAGATTGAGCATCTCGATGATCTTGAGTTTGGCCTCGTCGTACTTACCCGACTGGATCCCGAGGTAGTGGGCCTCCATGACCGAGTGAAAGAGCGACCCCCGACTAAGGGCTGAGCCTTCGACCGGGGGCCTGGACCATCTCTCTTTGTACGCCAGTTGGTGTTTGAACGGACATTGACGGAATGTGTCCAATTCTGAAAAGGACACGGTGTGCACTACACCCATGCTCTGCTCCTTACTTTGGTCTGTGGATTCGGTGAGGAACCGGGAAAGGAGCAGACCGGACCCGGCCCCTCACCCAACCCACAGGTTGGGCTTCCGGCGGGAATAGGGGACGGGATTACGTCCATACGTGAAGTGTGGCACCCCATTCCCGCCAGAAGATCAAGCGGCGTCGGCGGCCTCGGTATCCTCGGCAGCTTTGGCTTCCTTGGCAGCCTTCTTCTCGGCTGCTTCCGCTTCACGGGCCAGCTTGGCGTCGACAGCGGCCTGCGACTTCCGCTCCTTCTCCGCCATCAGCTCCCGCTTCCGGTCGAGGTGGGATGTCCACTCGAACTCGGCAAGGATGGCCTCGGCCCGCTCGGACGACACGAGAAGGGCGGCATCCTCCTTGATGTACTGCGGCGAATAGCCGAAGCCCTGGAGGCGCTCCTTCTCGTCCTTCGCAGCCTGGCCCTTCAACGGACCGTTGAGGACGGTGCTGATGAGGTCGCTCTTGTAGCGAGCATCCTTGCCGGGAGCGAACTTCTTGCTCGTCAGCTTGCCCGAACCCCCGAGGTCCAGCTTCGGTTCTTTCTTTCCAGCCATGTTCATTTCTCCTTGTGGTTGTTGGTGGTGTCTCTAGAGACAGCCTATCATACGGCTTGTCCCGGTGTCAAGCGGCACGGTTCAATGGCCCCGTGGTGGTTTGCGGTACTTTTCTTTTCCACATCGAGTGCATTGCTTGACCATAGTGGTGTGAGGGTAGTGCATCAGGAACCAGTGGCTCCAGCGATGAAACAGGTGCCCCTCGCACCTCATCGGGTGCGAATGTCCGGGGCAGGGACCTGTTCCTTGTTGCGGGACACCAGGTCCTGGGCTTTCCACCCCCATTCTTCCCCATACTCGAAGGGTTGGACAGCGATCCACCGCCCATTGAAATTGACCCGGAAAGGTTGCCATTGTGGGTGCTGAAAGTTTCCCGGTGGAAGGTCGGCGTAGGAACCAGTGCAGTAAAACTTCCCTTGATTGAACCAACCTCCGTCAATATGGACCTTGGGCAGGCGACCGAACATGAATCTCCTCTCTAATTAACTTCGGGAGGGTCGTAGTCCAGCGCCTCCCCTTCCTTGTTGGGAAGGCGGGTCCACGATGAACGGGTCCCGTCCTTTTGAATGATGATCACGGCGTGAGCGCCCCATCGGTCGAATACCTGACCTAGGGGATGGGCTTGCTGAACGATAACTGGCTCGGCTTGATCGCCACACCTCCAAAAAGCTCTCATAGTTCGTCCAGTTCTTCCTGCGTGATCTTTTTGAGAGCCTCGTCCGACAAATCAAGGACCGCACCGATGTTCTTTTTGGTAAGTGTGAGTTTGGTGTCCTTCATGTAGTAGCGATCGATAGCCTTAAGCCGCTCGCCCGCTTGCTTGAATCGGGTGTACTCATCCCACGCCTCACTAGTGTTTTTCTCCTTCGAGGCTGCTCGTCGCTCCTTTTTGGGGCGGGAAGCGACGTCCCTGGCTTTATCAAGGAACTTGGTCCATCCTCGTTCCTCCAAGACGACCAGACATTCATCGGGCGTGAGAGTCTCCAGCGCTTCCACTTTGGTTTGCTCAAGTACTCCTTTAATCAGTATGGACTTGAGTTTGGCGTCATGACCAGGAATGAACGATCCGCCTTTGGTTTTACCCCCGCACCCGCAGATGCAGAATGGCATCACATCTTCGGCGCTGGTCATGATTGACTCGCCCCACACATTTTGCATTGACGCTTGACCATATCCAGGTCAGCGTACCTATGGTTACACCACCATTGAGGTGGATTCTCCTTGCGGAGGATGCTCTGGAGTTCTTTTTTGGTCACGAGAACTCCCTATCTTTCACCCGCTGGAGAACCTCCGCAGCATCGCTGAACTGCGTCCGTTCCTCATCGGTAGCCTGCCCCATCTCGGCCATTTTCGTGAACCGAGAGTTTTGAGCGGTGATAGCTGCAGCCACCGCCTTTGCTTCAGTGAACGATAACTCTATCGTCATCTTTCCCATTGCTGCTCCTTTACCCGCCCACGGTGGGCGTCACCCCCTAGCTTATCATAGGGGTTGCCCGTGGGGCAAGGACCGGGGTTACCTCCCGCTACTCGCCGGGGTATTCGTTCCCCGGCCACGCTTTACGCTTTCGCCACGTGCTATCATGCTCACGGTACGACGGTAACCCCGGTCCCTGGTCTTTAGGACGCCTTGCGGCGTGGCCTCTTGTTTTCACGTGCCCGCACGAGGGCCTGGTGGTTGCGCCGGATTTCACCAGCCCGATCCCTGGCTGCCCACTCCGCCCGGAATGCCTCCCTAAGCGTGGTACCCTCCGGAAGGTCGATGTCCCGTCCGAGCGAGTAACCGATCGGGTACTGGTAACCCCGATGCATCAACTCCCCCGTCGATGGCGAGAACACGAACTCCCGGTACGTACTGCAAACCGAGCACTCCATGGTTTCTCTGATTCCCAGCAGATACTCCACCTTGTGTTCACGTGGTTGACAAAACTCCCACGTGTGCCCCCACGTTCGACACCGGAGGTACTCCGGCTTGACTTTCTTGAACTGTCGTTTCATGCCTGCTCCTAACTGTGGCCACTATGACCATCCCCCATAGCCTACACCACCCCTTGCCCCCGTGGCAAGCCGTACGCTACAATGGCCGTATGCCATTAATCGCCGGGAGAACAAATCCTCACCACCGTGTCCCACTCATATCGACGCTGCTCCAACATTGGACCAGGACCCCAAATCGTCTGTCCATTGATTTCATCCACAGGGACGGGCTTGGGACTGATCAATTCAAGCCAAACCCACCGATTGAAAGAGAACTCCACGGATTGAACCATCAAGCTTTCTTCAACCATATCTCCTGGCCAAATGTCGTGAGCTGGAATGTCCTTGATCTTAGCCATCGATCACATCGAGGAATTGGCGGGCGGAGAAAGCCCGGATCTGTTGCTCGGTCTTGGTGCCAACGTGAGTTTTCATTCCTCCATCGACGGACTTGTTGGTCCAGAGGTGTATGACGTGGACAGGAGACGTTTTACCGAGGA